AGGCCGCTCCCCTTACTAAACTAGGTTATGGTGCTAGCGAATTGATGACTAAAGGTATGGGAAAGTTATTCGGTGATGAGGAAGGCAAGATAGGCTTTGGATATGGTGAAAATGAGTGGGCTCCTGGTAAAACAATAGGTGGATTGCTTGGAATGGGTGCAAAAGGCATTAAAGGATTATACAATAAATTTCGAGGCAATCAAGATGACGCTTTTACGCAAGATTCTGCTGAGGAAAAAGGCCTTGATATCTCTAAAGGTGAGGGTATTGAAAGCATTATTAAAGCAATTTCAGAACAAAATAATCAAACAGCTGAACAAAATAATCAAACAGCTGATAATCCTTTAACTATTGAACAGGGTGATTTAACAAAAGCGCAAAGTCTTTTACAGCAATCATCTAATACTGAGAATAGGGACCAGTCAGATATGAAACCTTTATATGAGGGTGGCTTAGGAGAGCACATAGCCCAAGGAACTGAGGGTAATATTTATCGCCATAATACTATAGGGTTATACGATAATACTGATAATATCCCAGTGAACCGCCAGCCAGACGAACTTGATGAGATGGATGCGTGGAATATGACTGACCCAAGGCCTAATAAGCCTGAGGTGCCTTTTACTCCAGAGGATGAGGATGAATATGAAGAAGAAGAATTTGAGGATTTAGGAGAAGAGCCAGGCTTCTTAAATCTTGGTAATTTGCAGCCGCCAGCAGCAAGAGTTCCGACTCGTGGCGGAGGAGGCTTTTTAGGGGGGATACAAGGAGCTGGCAGTCAACTATGGGATATGTTTAAAAAATTAGGACCAGGAGAAGGGAGATAATATGGCATTACAATTTCCAATGGGTGGCCGTGGGCCATCACCATTAGCACAGGCTTTACAAGGCGCAGGTGGTATGATGAAGACCAAAGAAGAGCGCATTAATGAAGGCTTATTCCGGTATGGTAATGACCTATCAATGGACTTTGAGCAGACTCATGGTGAGATAAGCCAAGGTTTAGAGACAAATGCTGCTGGAGACTTATGGTTTAATGAAGGTGCCTCTAGGCGCGGTGACATAAATAAGGAATGGAATACTTATAATAAGATTGCTGGTGGTAAGGGAGATTTTAAGCAATTTAAACAGTTATGGGACCAGATGCAGCTTAAAAATGATGCTGCTAAAGTATCAAGTATTAATCTCTATATTGACAAGGCTAAAGGCCAGGGCGTTAGCCAGGCTAATGTTTTAGCACATCTTGACTCACCTGCTATTAGGGAGTTTAAACAGAGAATAGCTGTCTCTAATCCCGAGTTAGCCCAAACCTTACAATGGACAGCTCCACAACCTGGCTTCCTTAAAAGGCTTTTTACTGATACTAACCCTGAGACCCTGGATAGAGAGGCTAACCTATCTGCTGCTGGAACAGCTGTTGCAGGCACTAGCTTGGCCGGAGGATATGCTTGGGATAGGTTCTATAATAAGCCCCTAAAAGCAGAGATGGCTAAGATTGAAGCTGACCTTAAACAGAAAAAAACTACCCATAAAGGAAAAGTTACAAAAGGAGCAACTCAGTTAGCTGAAAATAAAGGTGGTAGGTTATATCATGCCAAGCAAAAGCGTGATTTAATGCTAAATATTAAAGAATATGATAATAAAATTAATACTTTAAAAGCAAAACGTAAAATCGCTGATGGTAGAACAGCCGCTGGCAAGAAGGTTACCGTTAATATTAAAAGGCTTGAAGCGCAAAAACAAGTCTTAGTAGACAATTATTCAGCTTCTGAGAAACGATATAGTGAGTCTAAAAAGTATTATAAAAAGGGTGTTGAAAAACAGGTGAAACTTGGCAAGCCACCTAGGGGTAAATCTGCTAAAAATATCCTTAAGGAGGCTAAAAAGACTGCTTTTGGGGAGCCAGGTGCTATACGTAGAGGCTTAGCTGGCAGGGCATCATACTTTGGTGGTGAAATAGGTAGTGCTCTAGGTGGTGCTATAGGCGATGAAGAAGGCGCTTTTGCTGGTAGGGCTGTTGGTAGTATGCCTTTCTTGGCCTTTGTAGCAAAAAGAATACCAACTGTTGGAGCTAAGATATTTGCTAAGGCTGGTGCAAGACATGCGGGTATGGCTGCAACAGGTATTGGCGCCCATCCTTTAGCGCAAGCTGGTGGTCTATTATTAGACGTAGGACTTGCGGCTGGAGAGATATATAAATTATACGAAGAGTGGCAGAAATTAAATAAATAAAGGAGCTCGAGATGCCAGAAGAGGTGGCTGCAAAACAACCACAATGGCAACCTCAATGGGATGAGGTCCAGACTAAGAAACTTATCGAAAAATACGATAGTTTCCCTTCAACTTTTACCCAAGAGAACATAGATAGCCTTAAAGAGCATGCTGACGCTTATGGCATACCTTTCTATTCTGGCGACTTTCAGATTATGGAAGCTGTTAAACAGCTGGGAGCAGGCTTTATAGAGGGTTTTACTACCATAGGGGTAGCAGACCAGCCTGACAACGAATACGAGGCTATAGCACGTAATATAGGCCATTTAACAGGATTTGCTCCAAGCTTGATGGCTAGACCTATTAGATTATTAGGTGGTAGAAGTATGGTTGCCAAGCAGATTGCGGCTAAAGCAGGTGCTCTCAAGTCTATTCCAATGCTCGGTGCCGACTATGTTACTAAAAAAGCTAAGAGCTTAGCCCGTAGCACTCTGGGTAAAGCTTCTGTTGGTAGGACGGGCGCTGTATCTACTGTCTCTAACTTCCTATTGGGAAATAAGACTAAACACATTCTTGAAGGTGCTTTTCACTTAGGTATAGCTACTGGTATATCAGCCTGGCAGGGTGGTATAGACCAGATGATGCATGCAGCTAAAGGTGGAGCTGAATTTGGTGCTGTCTTTGCTGGTATAGGTAACTTTATTAAGACTAAGAATCCTAAGGCAGAAATGCTTCTTAGAGCCGTATCAGGCTCATTATTCCAAGGCTTACCATCTACAATGAGAGGAGCTACTACTCCAGAACAGGTATATGAATACCTAATGGGAGCCTATTTTGGCTCTAATGCTGTTCCGTGGCATACAGCAAAAGCTGGCAAGTTTCTTGAGAAGATGGAGAAAGAAGCTCAGGATAATCCAAAGCTTAGAACTTCTATGGACCCACAGGATGCTAAGGGTTTCTTTGAATTACCAGAAGTAGTTCAGGCAGAAGTTTTAAAGCGCGGTAAGTTAGCATTTGGAGACCCATTGGAAAATGAGTTTAGGTCTCATTTATTGGCAAAATCGTTAGGTCAAGAGAAACGTATTACAGAAGAACCATTTGAACAAGAAGGTGTTATTGTTAAGGATGAATATGTTGATGGAGAACGTATTACTACAGTAGACCCAGAGACTATTCAGAAGTATAAACATCTAATGTTTTCAGGTGGAGCTAAAGGTATTGATACTGAGATGGCTAAAGAAGCTAAAGCTCATGGAGTACCAGTTGTTAACTATTCCTTTAAACGGCATGCGGAGCATATTAAAGCTCCTGGTTTTATACGACCACTTTCAGAGGCAGAGTTGACTGAGGCTAATGAGGCTGTTAGGCAAGCTAGTTTATCTTTAAAGAGGGATATTAAGAAATCAGCCACAGCTGCTGACCCTTATAATTATAACCTATTAAGGCGTAACTATTTTCAGGTTAAATTTTCTGACTCTGTATATGCAGTAGGCCAGATAGTTCACCCTGGTCAACGCGGTGCTGGTAAAGCTGCCGCAGGTGGCAAGAAGGCTATGAAAGGTTTTATTAATAAGACTAATCGCTCTGTAGTAGATGGTGGCACTGGCTGGGCTATTGAAATGGCAGTACAGAAAGATATACCTATCTTTGTATATGATACTGTAACTGGTAAATGGCATAGATGGAATAAAGCTGTCTCTAAATTCTCCCAAATCAAACATCCTCCCAGGCCTACTAATAGATGGACTGGAATAGGTATGTCTAACATCCCTGCTAAAAAAGGGGCTAAGGAAGCAGTTAGGAACCTATTTGATAGGTACTTTGAACGGTTTACCCCAGAAGAAGGTAAGAAAAAGATTGTAGAAGGGGAAGAGTTAGATGAGGCATCCATCTTAACAAAGACTGAGCAGGGCAGACTAACTGAAATAGACAAAGAGATGGAAGGTCACAGTGAGCGTGTCTTAGAGATAGAGGATAAAAGCCTATCTAATATGGACCCAGAGACTAGGGCTCCTATTGATTTGAAACTTGATACTGAACTTGCTATAGAACAAGATAAGATAGCTGATAAGATGACTCTCCTTGAAGAAGAGCGACTTGGCCTTATAAATAAAGGTGAAACTCTAGAGAGTAAGGCGGTTGAGAAGGATGCTGAAGATATTGACCAAACCGAACTTTCTGAAATGGAAGACTTAGACTTTGATACTGATGTTGAGATTAAAGCTGGTAAAAGAGCTTGGCAATTTCTAACAGATGGTCGCATTAAACCTTTAGTAAGGCATTTATGGGAAAAGGGTTCTGCTACTCAAGTCGAAGCAAGAATCAAGCAGGAGAAGGTAGCTGCTAAGGTTACAGGGGTTATTACAGCTCATCTCGAGAGAGGGAGTACTAATCCTAAGTCTGAAGAAGCTGTTGCAGCTATTGAAAAAGTTCTTGGTATTACACTATCAGGAGTACCTGATGCACATGGCCAGATAAGGCAATGGATTAATACTAAGAATCTTCATAAAGTAGTAAAGCATTTTAGAGCTGATAACGTTAAGATAGAATCTACGGATAAACAGAATCCATATTCTCTGGCTGGAGCAAGGAAGCGCCAGGAAGAACCTGAAAAGCCTCTTGAAAAAGCTTATCGTGAAGCTGGTGGTACAGAAGATGCTTATGGAGTATTAGACCATATTACAGCTTATGATAAAAAAGGAAGAGCTTTTGACCTTGATGTATCACGCTATAGGGGTAATCATCTATTAGCAGAAAATGACTTTGATGTAGCATTGGCTGAAGGCGCTTGGAATAGATGGCTTTCTCTTAGGATGCGTGATATGGCTTCAGAGAAAGGTCCTGATGGTGGTAACTGGTATTATATGGGTGGTAAAGGTGATGCAGATAGAATGTATTGGGTCAAATTTCATCCTAAAGTTACTGAAATGGAAAGTGACGTTACTGCTTTAAAAGCCCTATCCAAGATATTGACTTGGGGTAATCAAGTAGACCCTAAGTTTAAAGACTATTATAAAAAGTCAAAGGATGAATTCCTTTCTCAGTATGCTAGAGGTTTATCTACTTCGCCACGTAGAGCTATTGAACAACTTCATTTGAGGTCATTCCTATCAAATGTTAGATATGATATGGATATGCAAGGCATGGAATTGACTAAGGATAATTTCCAAGCAAGAATTGGTAAGAATAAAGAGCATAGCTTTGTTAATAACTCTAAAGGGTATAATAAAAGAGCCCAGATATGGCTTACTAATTCATGGCCTGGTAGCCCTGAGTATGCAAAAAATTCTAAAGTAGAAGGCTTAGAAGATGGTAAGTATAAAGCTATTATTACTAAGGACTTATCAGATAAAGTAGCTAAGGAATATGATAAAGATGGGCAATATGGTTGGAATACTAATAGAAAGAATTCTGAATTACCTGAGAATCTTGATGGTGGTGTTGTTGGCAGGGATGATGTAGTCGATTTCAATAATCTGGATGCAGGCCAGCCTGTTTCTGGGCAAAATAAGTCATTTATAGTATCCTCCAATCCTAAATATGGTGCATTATTAGGTAAATATATGATTCATAAGGCTGGTCCAAAGCTCAGCGAACTTATGAAGGAAGCCCAAATACATTATATATTACCTGAGTCTGCTGTTAAGCAGAGGGGTAAACGAGAGATAGGTGACTATGATATAGTAAATGGGAAGTTAGAGCTTAATGCTGAGGTATATGAAATACCTGTTGAAGATTTACGCTATAACTACTCTACTAAAACTGACAGGCACTTCTTAGATAATCAGAAAATACCTAAACAGTTAATGATGGCATTGAATACTAATATGTTTGGTAAGGTTGAACAGGGTGTAGTAGATGATATGTTCGAACAAACAGTTGGGAAGAGGTGGCGTGGTGAAGAAGATATGCACGATTATCTTGAAGACTATTATGATAGGCTGGATACTGGTGCATCTATGAAAGAATTGAGAGATATGGAAAGTTTTATTACTAAGCCTGAAAATATTGACCGTTTAGGCATTGCTGAATTAGCTGATATTCTACATAGGAACTATGCTGAGAATCTATCAGAAGCCGTCTATCGATATATTACGTCTAATAATAAGGCAATTCTAAAGGATATGTTTAAAAGTGATGAGATTACTAAAGACCAGTATCTTGAGGAATTAACAGAAATCAATAATTATGATACTGCTGTACAGAAACAGATAGGTGAGGCTTCAAGATGGGCTGATGCTAAGCGTATGGCTGGAGAAAATGTATCTGCTCTTGGAACTTATATGCATAAGAATGTTAGAAACTATCGCATGGAAGCTGTTAAGCGCTTTATAGTATACTCTGCTACTAGACCTAAAGTAGCTAATTCAGCTGTTAGTGTTATGAGGCCATATGATAAAGCTATGAGAATGGACCTGGATAATACAAATGCCTATTTAAAAGAATTAGAAACTAACGATGAGATATTCTTCCTGGATAATGGATACCGCCAATTACGTATTGAGCATGATATTGATGGTATATCCCCTAGAGATAATACGTTGGAGAAGCTATGGAATATATATGAATCTAAGCCTCCTGAAGGTATTAAGGCTGAGTTAGAAGAGGTATTTAGAGCTGTTACTGCTCGTGTCCCATTAGACTCACCATCAGGCGCTCAGGTATTAAACTTTAGAGGTTTTACTGGTAGAGATGGGCATGGAGTATTATTGCATGGTAGGGCTATGAGAGCTGAAGGTGGTGCTGATTTGGATGGCGATAAAGCGTACGTATTCTTTGGTGGTAAAGGAGGTTTTGCACCTGATTGGAAGGATGCATTCTACTCTCAGAAGAAAGAGTTTTACCAGAGTACAGGTACTCCAGAAGAGAAGGTAGGTGACAATAAGGAAGCTTTAGTACCTGGTACCGATACTATGTTTAAGTCTCATCTGGCTAAAAGCCCTAAAAATAAAGATGAGAAAAGACGAATAGGCTCCAGTATGTATTCCTTCTCACCAGTAGAGCGTATTAGAATCTCAGAAGCTGCTATTGATGGTCGTAACCAATTAGGACCTGCTGTAACTAGTAAGCAGATATTGTCCGCTGCTTATAACGCTATTTTAGCGAGTAAAGATAAGGTAGACCATTTATTTGTTCCACAGAAGATTAAAGTAGGTGCAGAGATAATAGAGAAATTATATAAAGTCCCCATTATACCACGGACTTCCGAAGAGGCTGTTGCTCTGCAAAGAGGGGAGTCGAGAGCTCAGATTGGCTTAGCCTCTGACCCAATGGATGAAATAGGGTTAACTGGTAAAGATGTATGGTTTGATAGACTGTTTAAAGCCCACTTTAATATAGATACAGGTAAAATTGTAGAAATTAAGTATGGGAGGGAGTTACCTATTTCAAAGGCCTCGCTGGCTCGTAATTTTGACCCTGCTTCTAAGGATTACATCTTAAAACCTCATCATCTTAAGAAGGGTATATATGGTGCTATGGCTGATATCAATAACGCTTATTGGGGTAGGAATTGGACTGAAGGCCGTAAATATGAAGCTCATGAAGTCATGTCACTTGGTCAATCTATTTATAAGGTCTCTGAAGAACCTAATAGAGTGAATACTTTCCTTCCTAAAGTAGGAGAGCTATTGGTAGGAGTAGACTATAGTGACTCTATCTTTAGGCGTCTTAATATGGATATGATACGGGAAAGGTTTGATAGCCATTCAAAGTCAGTTGGTGAATATGGTTGGTTAAAAAGATGGTTCGGTAGGAGTTCTTTTGGAACCCCAATGTCTGAATATGTGAATCTGGTGATGAATAAAAAATTACATACCAATGATGGTATATACCGATTAGCTGGTGACATTAATGAGTTTGTCAAGGTTGTGAAAAAAACTCCATTCAGGCCCAATAAAGAAGAATGGAAAGAGCTTTATACTAGTGAAAGCTCAAGGATACTAGCTCTTAGGAAAATTGCCAACCTGGCTGAAGACTTTATGACTAATGATTTAACAGATATGGTATCCGTTGAAATGATTAATGATGTTGTCTCTAAAATGGTAGAGAATAGGGATAAGGGTACTATCTTTAATGAAATGTCTATTGCTGATGGGATAGATTATATACATAGAGCAGTAGAAACTCTGAAATATAAGTCTTATCTAATGGCGCATGATAGGAAAAAAGCTTATGATATACTTGGTGATACTAATTTAGGTGAAAAAGATAATAAGATATTAGAGGAAATATTACGTCATTCATGGGAAGACCCAAAGCACCTTGAAAAAGGGGATTATTCTGAGAAAGTGACAGAACGTATTAAGAAAGAGCTTTCTCCTGAAACTATGCGTTCTGAATCTCTAGACCAAACCCAGATAGATAAGGAGATAATGGCTATTAAAGAGGGGCTTACTGATGGTGGTAAGAGACTATTTGACCACTTAATGTTAGGCTCTATCAATAAAGGTGATACAGCTAAAATAGATAAGTTTATTCTGGATGTTGCTGGAAATTGGGATAGGCCTTTAATGGATATACTTTGGAGTTTAAGGAAGGCTGCTGCTAAAACTTCTACATCAAGGCTTGGATTCTCTGGAGATGCTATCTCTGGAGAGGCTATTAGAGAGCATATGGGTCGATTCAATGAGCATGTTAATGATATGTGGGATAGGCCCTCTAAGGAATTGATAAAGAAGAATGAAGAACTACTTTCTGAAGAAAATATGACTAGTGAAGAAGCCCTAAAAGGAGGCTTACCTGAAAATGATATAGACCCTCTATTGTATGACTACTTAAAGCCAACTGGATTTGAAGGACTCAAAGAAGGAGAGGTAGATGCTGCAACTAAAAGCGCTATCTCTGAGATAGTTACCATATTAAAAGGTTATGGACCTAATGTTGGAAATAGGATAAACCACTTTGTTCGGGGAGTATTAGGCAAAGAACTCAATGCCATGCATAAGCAAGACTTCCAAACTTTAAGAGATATTTTAACAGATATTAAAACTGGTACTCTTCGTCAGTCCCTATTTGAGAAGAAGGGTGTTAAGCAGAGTTTAAAGAGAATACATTATTGGCTCTTTCCACAGGCTGTTAACAGGGAAATGATGCGTGAAGATATGCGCTTAATGACTTCCTGGGGATTATTTACCGATGCTAAAGGAAAGGTACAGACTGGTAAGGTTGCTTTACCTACTTGGTATGTTGATAGTGCCCAAAACTTTATTGGGATGGCTAATGATGAGGCGGTTGGCCTTGGAGACCATTTTATTAAAGGGCTCAAGGAAAAGTTATTCCCTTATGTGGATTCTATTGAAGACGGAGAAGCTTTACGTCAAATGGCTGTTGTAGGTAGAGATGTTGGTTATGCTAAGGAATACCTGGCAGGGGATAAAATACAGTCTGATGCTTATAGAAAGCGTTATGATAAGATAGCAAAGCAGAATAATTGGAATAAGCTTCAGAAGAAGACTTATATGGTTAATATTGATGGTAAAAGGGTTGAGATGACTGGTGCTAAGGTAGTATCAGCTATTAATGAGGCCTATACTGAAGTATTTGAACAGGCTCATGGCTTTATTACAGGGGATAAGACAGCTCTTGACCCTTACACTAAAGGGCATCATGATAAACTACAGCTAAATCCTATCATTGACTATAAAACATTTATTAGAGATATAACTACTGCATGGCAGAAGGGCACATTGACTGAGCCTATTTGGCGTCAATATGGTGTAGACGGTTTAAGAAAGGTAGCAAGGACTATGCTTTTGGAAATGGTTAAGACTGACCCAAAAGTTCACTCTAAGATGTCTCTTGAGCCTGTTATTTCTACAGGACGTATTAATTCCAAGGTATATTGGCCTCATATGTTCATGGATAAGAAAGAAATGAAAGCTTCTATTAAAAAGGCTACTGAGAATATACTGAAGGATTCAAAGCTTACAGACGAGGAAAAGACTATAAAATTGAAGCAGGTTGTTATGAGGCATCGGTCTCTCTCTGGTGATTGGGACTTTTCAGATATTGAAGATTGGCATATGGCAGATGAGATAGTTCAATCTATCAGTGAAGGTAAGAAGGTGAGTGAATCTCATATTAAATGGTTTAATGCTGATGAAAGAGCTGGGTCTATGCATTCCAGGTCTAATCATATTGGTGGCTGGACAGTTGATGCGTCAGCTCCTGAGGCCTATTTACGTTCACTATCTAATACCTATTTCAGACAGTTATCGCAAATATTTGGTAGGAACCTGGTAGATACAATGGGTAAGCAGATGTATAAGCGCTATCCTAACGACCAGATAACCGCTTGGCAGAATTATATGAAACTTTATATTCAGGATTCAATGGGTAACCCTAGTGTTATTCCTCAGAAACTACTCGATAATCCTCATATGAAACTTAGAGGAACTCCATATTCATGGTGGGCAGATGATAGAGTAAGAGATAGGCTCAATAAGATTATGACATCAGTAGGCCTTAATAATAAGGACTTACCTCCTGAGATGCAGAAGGTAGATTTACAGACTGTTCGTGCCCTATCTAATTTAGAGGCTAAATATGAGATGGCAGCTTTACTTGCTCACCCTAAGAGTATGGCAGCTAATATATTTGGTGGTACTATGCATACTATCGCCTCTGCAGGATTAGGTAATCTAAGGGAAGCTAGGAAAATTGAAACCTTACGTAAGATTAATCCAGAATGGACCTCGATGCAGGATGTTAATGAATTTGTTACTAGACATGGTGTATGGCCTGAGCAGTTAGTTTATGAGTTTGGGCTGAATAAAGAGTATCAAAAGGTTCAGAATAAACAGTTTATAACAGACATATCTCAAAGGCTTACCAGGCACCCTAATATGAAAGAAGATACTGTCTTAGATATAGCTAAAAAGTATAGGGTCACAGAGCCTGTTATGAATTTTGCAGCGAAGTTCATGTCGGTTCCAGAGAGAACTCTCCGTAGAGATGCCTTTATGGCCCATTATATGCAAGCCTGGAAACATTTCGGAGGTGCTATTAAAGACCCTAATCATCCATTGCTAATTAAGATGGCTAAAAAGGGTGTTCAAGCTACTCAGTTTTTATACTCAGCTCCGTATCGTCCTGCCTTTGCTAGGTCTGCATTGGGCAAGGTAATGTCTAGGTTTATGCTTTGGTCTTGGAACGCTGTAAGATTTCGTAATGATGTAAATAGGCGAGCAAGGCAATATGGTTTAAAGCCAGGCTCTGCAAGCTATGAACAATTCCAGAGAACTGCTCAGATAGATTTATTTGTATTAGCCCTATCTAATGTCTTTATGTACTCTTTATTTGAACAGACACTTCCAGCTCCTTGGAACTGGTTGCAGGATACTGCCGATTGGATTTTTGGTAATGAGAGAGAAAGAGACAGGGCATTCTTTGGTCAATGGCCTAAGGGGTTGGCACCTTTACAGATGATTACTCCTCCCATTCTTCGTCTGGGTCCAGCCTCTTTTAAGGCCTGGTTAGATGATGACTGGTCTAAAATAAGCGAATATTACGTATGGACTATGTTTCCATTTGGACGTATGGCTAGGGATATCGCTGGGCCAGGTAACTTAATTGAAAACCCTATGAGGGTTATGGAAAAGACTACTGGGTTCCCGCTTATTCAGCTTCAGAAAAAGGCTAGTCAGCCTAAGGATGATGAGAAGCTATATCCTGGACATTCTTATTAGATGTAATTTTACAGTTAATATCGTATAGACAATTAAAACGTGACCCTGCCGAATATTCTATTTGTTCTGACTCTTATTACTCTGTTGAAGTATGGGGATTATGGGGAGAAACATCCTAAGCATTATTCGTGTCCTTCCTATTGTGATGCCATGCACGCCCATTATATTAGGTGTGACAGTACAACGTTTTTACAATTCTTGATGAAAAGAAAGGAGCCAGTGTCATCTGACTCCTCTCAGCATTTAACCTTTAAAGACATAAAATAGTATTAACATTACTACTTTATCTAAAATCCACATCATTAACAGAAGTGTTAATTTTGCATCTTTAGATAACTTTATCATTATCTTTTGTTAAAATATCTTTAGCATATCCTTCTTTTATAGCTTTATCAGCTATATCTTTATTTGCAAATTTAATTTCAGTACCAGGCTCTGTATCTTTCCAATATGGAGAGTTACGAGATATTGTAATCACATTATAAATTATATCAGCAAATGTGACAACACCTAATTCTTCACTTCTTTTACTACGTATCATTTCCTCATAATCTGGCATTCTTACTCCTTATTGGCTTGTGTATAAATAAGATTAAAATAAACAATTTTTAATATATCTTCTGTAATTAATTCAGCCTTTTTTTCAGTTTCTGTTAGTTGGTTTATTATAGCAAATATATTAACTCTTAGTTTATCTGCGTCATACAATGCATTAAGTATTGGATTACTTTCTTTATCTTCTTTATCTAAGAAGGGTTGACTTACACTCATTCTTTCTCCTTATTTTATTATACAATCTGATTAACCATCCCCACCTTTTTGTGTAAGTATTACAAGCTATTACTTTATCATCATAATTTAAAAAGGTGAGGTAGGCTTTCATTTTAAAAATATGAGCAGGCAGCTGTTCGGAATATGTGTAAGTAAAGAAAAGGCTAACATAATCTTACACATCGTATTCATCAAGCAATTGAGAAGCGTACCTGCTCAAGTTAAATTTCTAGGGGACTACTGTTAGGCAATCCCCTATCCCGTATATAGAAACGAGTTTTTAAAGAGCAACTTCGAGCCTCTTCTTGTGTCTCTCTGCTATATCTAAAACCCTTACAGATTTTTCCGACCTTGTTTATTCTAGTATCTCCTTGTGATATAGCTACACAATATCTAATTCTTCGGGTAATGTTAAAACTTTATCGTGAATAGCATGCCATCTTGCAGGATGCTTACTAAAATCTTTTTTAGCACAAGTTTTACAAATCACTCTGTAACTGTGGCCTGTTAGCCAATAGGCATTAGCTCTTCTTATATAAGCCTCTACTTGCTGACTAAAAGTTGCTAAACAGGATGAGCAAGCTCTTATGTTTTTCTTTCCTAAATAAAATGTCATTCTTCTACCTTATTTGTTAATCGTCCAATTATGTCGCCATATTTACATTCATGATGTACAATGATGGATTCTTCGACCCAAAATCCACCATCGTCATCACAAAAGCCGTAAGATGCTTCAATGGCAGGTGAGGAAGACCCCACTAAATCACCACATATGTCACATTTGACATATTTAGTAGATTTACGGTTTATCGTTACCATCGCTTTCTTCATATATCATACCTCGAAGGAGTAGGAGATAGACTATGGCATCAATAATACGACCGTACACGTCCTCCCTCTGGGATTTATGCCCATCAATATAAGCTCCTATCCCATCAATATGTTTTAAAAAGTATGTCATTAAAACCTTTTCCCTTGGAACATTAAGTTGCTCTGCCACTCTTTCAAAGTTAGCAAATACATTGATATCAGTACGAGCATATTCTTTTTGTCCAGCATCACGCGTCTTGATGATGTCTTTCAGGGTTTGGTCTATCACTTGTGTCATCTTTTTGTAATTCATTCCTCTTCTCCATTCTCTTCTTTAGCTCTTTCTTGGCAAATTCCTTAAACTCTTCTCCTTTGCCTGTAAATTCGATAAAGACATCAAACAATGTAGTAAGTGTTACCATTTGATGTTTGATATATTCCATATCCATTATCATTCTATCGACAACAGATATTATTTGGTTAATACTAGGTTTTTTACGCTTTTCTTTCATTTAGTTCTCCAATTAAATTATATTTAACAATTAGTTTTTCAATGCTTTTATCATTACTACTAAAGTCAGGTATTCCAAAGCCAAATGTTACCCTTAAGCGCTCTATAGCTCTTTTTATCTTATCATGAGCTACAGGTAGTTTTTTTAGAGAAACTGTCTCAGAGGGGGCCTTACTGTCCTTTTCCGGTACCGTAGTGAACTGTTTAGCAGTATTTAGAGATTTAAAGTCATCTAAAGCCTTTAAGTAATCTTCATTATAGTCATCAGCTGTGGTAGGTTCAAAATGATTATATATTACATCTATTGTTTGTTTCATTTTTTTTGGTAATAATTCCCAATATATCATAAGTACTTCGAATATTTTTTCTTCATTTTCAGTCATAAAATTAAGTCCTCATTATTAGTGTTACGCAATGATAATGATTTCTCTTTAGGAGGGTTCTTTTTCACTTGCATATATACGTCTTGTTTACCCCATTTACCATTAACAGGGTGTATATCTATATAGTATGTCTTTCCTTCAATATTAATAGGTCCTGTCCATAGTGGAGTCCTGTAATGGCTCCCACCAGGCCCTTTTCCCATTTGAAGAGATTTATTTTTTTTGATATATCCTTTACCTACTATATTCATTTATGTACTCTGATTCATAGCTTCTACAGTTGCTTTTCTGAATTTATCAGAATCAAATTTTGAATTATCCTCTTCAAAAATTACACATAATTGATGTATCAAATCATAAAAAAAGGGTAAATCCTGGTAATTGTTTGGTATTGTATCAGTTAAAGCATCTGCAATAGCTTGATAATGTTTTTTAGTCATTGTTTAATTGTCCTTCTAAGCCTAATAAATTAAATAGGTCTACTAACTGCATGTCAGCAAACTCTTTACTGGCGCTATCATACTTCTTTTTGTATACATCAAGATGTAATTTAGCCTCTGCCTCCATCGCTTTAATTTCTTTTTTATCTTCGATTAGCTGCATTACTGCCTTAACAGAGGTAGCATATTGGACGAGGAAAGTATTACTCCCAAGTAAGTCATCTATGCGGGATACACATGCTTCTGGGTCATTACCATCTTCCATGATAATAGATAGTATATTAGCTAAGGCATCAACATTCCCACTTAATAGTGCTACTAAATACTTTTTAGGAAAAAATGAAATTCCATCTTTCATTTCCGGAGGTATTTATATACTGTAGTATAGTGAACATTTACCCATTTGGCTATACGCCTACGACTGATAGGTAATTTACTGAATATATTAATAAACCATGTCCTTCTACTGCTTAACTTTATTCCTCTTTTCATAGCTCCTTTCTGAGGGTCAGGACTTAATAGAAATCATTTTCCTACTAAGTCCATACCTCATTTAACTGGATAATTAACTACTTTATCTTCACCTTATCTAGCTCAGTCATTGCTTCTTTTACAATTGATAATCCATGTAATATCCTGCCTATTGACAGAGATACTTCATTAGATTCCTTTGTATTAAGGTTGCCAAATAATGAAGATAACAGGTTTGATGTTTTAGGCTCAGCTATAACAGACTTTATTTTAACTCCATTAGTAAGCTTCTTCTTATAGCCTATATGACCCTTTTTCGGTGCATATGTTTTGAAAGCCTGTCGGGTAGTGTCTACATAAAGTTTATAGACAAAGTTAGCTTTAATAGCTCTACGTATAGTAGCGACTGACAAATCAAAAGCTTGTGCAATTTTAATGACTGATACGCCATTATTATGCAATGCTTGTATGCCACCTAGGGTACTTTCTGTTACCTTTCTTGTGCGGCCTTGTGGGCCTTTTGTTTTTGGCATTAAAATGCCTCCTTTCCACTTAGTTTACGATTTACATAAGAGCGTACATGCTCTTCTTGTTGTTCTAAGAATATGCATAATGCATTATACTCTATATGGGTTAAAGGTCCTTTTCGCCTATTACATCTTTCACAAATAATTTGAAGATTTTCAGATATGGAAGCTCCCCCCATTGACATGGGGTTGATATGGTCACATGCCATATTATTCACTACTAATCTTGTTTTACAGTAGCGGCATTTTTTGCCATAATCCTTGAATATCATCTCTCTTAGTGCTAATAAATCAATATCGAAAATTACCTCATACTCTTTACTGCGTTTTTTCAAACTCGATTTGAGATTTGAACTCTTACGCATTACCCTATGGAATACATTTCTAGCGTGAGTACCATGTATCTTACCTAAAATAGGTAACAACTTGTTCTCCCAGTATATCATTTGAGGGGATTTTCTACGCTTATTTTTCTTAGAATATTTTTTCACTTTTTATGGGGTGCCAATCATTGTATATTCTGCATGTATGGAATCAGGCCCATCAATCATTTTAGTAGTGATGTCAAATCCACGTTGTCTCCAGCTATGGATAGCTGATGATAATCGATAGATGCCGAATTGCCTCAATGCTTGTCTACCTGTAACGCTATTACCCTCAAGCATGTACTTGAGTAGTTTTTGCGTCCTGTTTAATCTTTGTGGTTTCATTTGTTCTCCATCCTAAGGAAATCGTTAATTCAGCTTGAAAAATCCCAAGCACTATGCTAATCGCTGGCCCTAAACCTTGGTTACCTTTTAGCCAGGCAAACTTAAATAATCCTAATAAGATTATCATCCACCCATCTTCTAAGTCCCAATAATCGAACAACCATTTTTTAGCCATTTAAGACTCTCCTTAATCTAAAGCTTGGCGTCCAAGCTACATCACATTCAAAAAGTTCTCCATCGGTATTCTTAAACATTTGGATATGCTTTTCATCACTATTTGCTTGGCCATTTAAGCCTATTACTTTTCTACTGGCATTCTCAATAGCACCAGACCCTTTGCCAGCATAAAGGTCAAGCACCTCGTTCCTGCTATAATCTCTACTAACCTGACTAACTTGGAGAATAATAATATCCAAATTAACAGCCATGTTAGATAAGTTATGTGATATATATTTAACCTGTTCATACTCTCCTTTAATATGGGGAGGAGTTTCTATCAAGTCAATATAATCCACTACAACTACAGCTGGTTGTAGTTCTCTGATTTTATCGCGTATTTGTTCAATAGTAGGGCTTATCGTTTGAACTGATAGATGCTGTAATTCATTTTGGTGTTGTTCATAAAGCTCTTCAAAAGTATCTTCAGCAGTTTCTCTATTACTATCAGAGACTATCTGTAAGTGCCTTCTGTGCATTAACCAACCTGATAATTCTAAAGATAAATATAAGGTAGGAATTTGCCAATCTGTATTAATCCTATTATTCATCATGTCAACACCTAATATAAGGTTCTGAGCTAAGGTAGTCTTACTTGAGCCTGTTGGCCCAAATATTGTTACTAGCTCACCTGGGTAGATATTGACTTCTGTTCTATCGCTTAAACCTAACATTTTGCCTAATTCAAGTATCCTACCAGAGAAGTCTGTTCTAATACGTTTAACATATTCTTCTTGGAGGTCAGCTGAAGTTTTAACATCAATTAAGTAATCTTTTCGCTTAAAGAAAATGCAATTAGTACGACAATGTTGAGCCATGTATTTATCATGGCAGCCATACTGATATCCTTTATCATAAGCATATTCTACTTTTTCAATTACCATATTCTCATCTAAAGACTTATTATTCCAATGAAGCATAGAGACCTTCGTATACTCTGAAGGTACACCATGCCGCCTAAAGTGAGAAACTATCCTATGTAGCACATTATTACGTGAACCAGGCTGAGGACCAAGTGAGAGCATCTTTTGTACGCAAGGTACCATATTGGATGGTTCCCTAACCTTAGCCCCTAATTGCCTGATTCGTGGTGCTTCTGTGATAACTGCATCTTCTAATTCACCTTCGCCTATTAACTCTATATAAGGATAGCTTAGTCGTTGTGTTTTTGCTAATTCCTTAATTTCATCTATACTACTATTCTCTGCCTCTGAATGAGTAAGAGGTATTTTATATAGTCCTGTTTTATAGTTAAGAGAATGTTGTACTCTATATATTCCAGACCGGATATAAATAGAGTGGTCAATATCTGGAAATAACTTATGCATAGTAGTCCGAACTGAGAAGGGTAGATTCTGAGATGATGGAAAATTAAATACTCCACCATGAATAGAAACATGATACCCTGTTCCACTAAAATATACTTGAGTTGATTTCCTAGTATTAACCTGATGTTCTGCTGATAATGCATAAAGAAAGGCATGAAGTTTATCCCTTGTATGTTCATCTGTATTATCACCTTTATCAATATCTACAAGGATATTATCTAAATGCCTAACACCATAAAAGTTACGTACACTTCCTTCTTTATCAATTATATCCTTAGCATCCTCATCGTATAAATAAACAGACCTATATAATGCTGAATCCTTAGCAATATATTTAATTAACTCTGCTTTAGGGATAAGATGCCCCCTATATTTAGGAGCATCCTGTGCAATCTCCACATAAAACATTATAAGTTCAACATAGCCTCTTTACTAACTTCTGCTGTACCATTAGATGAGGGGCCAGTATATTCTTTTAAATATCCTTTTTCCTTCATCCAGGTGACATGAGATTCAAGCTCTTCCTTACCTTTATCAGTATTAGGCCATAGCCTATGATAAACTCTGGTATATACTTGCTTGTTATTCTTATTCTGCTCTTTATAAATATAACCAACATATTCAAAAGTAGGGTCAGTTCCTGGTATAACAGATGATAAATGGTTATCCTTTAAATAATCATCTATCTTTTTAATAGGCTCACCATCATCAGTTTCCCAGTTACCCTCTGTATTAATACCAGCAGTACACCCAATAGCTGTAAAGAACTTATAGAGTCTATTCAGTACTGACCCACCAGCTATTTTACCTGCATCATCACGGTCAAAAGTACCCTTAATGGTAAGCTTTTTTGTGTAATCAGAGTCTTTAACCTGGACTTCTGCATCGAGTAAAATATCTGCCCAGTCATACTTATCAGAACGGTCTTCAAAGTTAACTATAGCTAATGAACATACTCCAAAATATTTGGAAGTATCAGTTCTCTCGGTTTGTTTTGGTTTTAATAATGCCATTTACTTCTCCTTAATGTAGATTTTTTTCCATTCGAATGGGAAAATCTTTCCCTTAAGATGGTCACATCTGCTGCCAGCCTCAATAGAGTTTTTGGCTTTAAATGAAACCATCAATTCATCTTCTTCTCTAAATATATAGCCAATCGCGTCACATTTTGACATTATCATGTTTTTGAGCTTACCTGATAAATCTAAAGTTTCAGGCTCAATAGCATTAGAGTTATCTACTGCTACAGCTGTCTTTCTATGACCTATGACAATAAGGTGGGGGACTAAGGTTTGTAATTTAGAGATATTGTTTAATACACGCTCTCTTACAAGGCCAAATCCTTTACCATATGGTAAGTCATTGATACTCTCAACATCATATTCTGTTTTTACATTTTGTTCTGTCCACTCAACTAACTTATCCACAGTGTCTAATGCAAAATACTTATAGTCATGACCTTGTGTAGCTTCTTCATAGAAACTGATTAATTCGTCACGACTGTTGATATTTTGAATGTAGCCTTCTATCATGTTAGAGCCCGATTCTGTGTCGAGGATTAAACAATCCTTTAACTGTGAAAGCATTGTAGTTTTACCTACTTTCGGTGCTCCGTATAATAAAAGAATCTGTGGATTTAGAGTAAGTGGTTTGCGTTTCCGCTTTTCTAAAGCCATCTTATCTTCCTTTTATTTAAGTGATTACTACTGGGTGTAATATATAAACTACTTAGCGCTAGATGCAAGGAACATTCCTGGAAAATTAAAGAAAAATTCCTTCTTAACTGGAATGTCAGCAGCTATCTTTCTGATTGCATTTGTAATGAAAGCTCCGCTCATATTAGCGCAATAAGAAGTAGCCTTTGCATTGCAAGGTTCTGGGTCACCTTCTGCATCACTATACCATGTTGCCTCATACTCTTTTAAAGTAGGATTCAATAGGTTATATTGCTGATAATGCTCAGCACCCATACGCCCATCAATGATTAAGCCTGGCTTACCATATTTAGTAATAGCTGCTTCTACTGCTTCAAGCCTACTACTCATATTATCAAAAGCCAATATTACAACATCTTCTTCTGTTAAGTCATATTTGAAGTAATCAAATTTCCCATCATATATTGTTAAATTAATTTTAGGATTAATTTCTTCTATATGTAATTGCAAAGCCTTAACTTTTTGTTTACCAATATCTCTCATAATATAATGAGAGACTCCAATATTCTCAATCTCAACTTTATCCATATCATATAAATGTAAGTTATCAGCGCCAACTCTCACTAGCTGAATGGCTGCGGAACTACCAATAGCTCCGCAACCTAATATATGATAAGTAAACTTATTGAGATTGTCTATTATTCCAGAACTTCTCTCATTTAACAAGTTCTACCTCCTGTACAGGTTTAAGGTAATCTTCAGGATATCTATAATTAACAACATTATTTAACTGTCTAACACTCAATTTTTCTAACATTAATTCATATGGTTTTAATTGAGTATTAATAGTGATAACAGTTGCTGACCAACTTTTATAAGTTAAAGTACCAGCAAGAAATGAACTATTCATTTCATCAATTTTATCAATAATTAATTCATACATATTATCAGGCATTTTACCTATTAATAGCCTCTTTTGCTGTTCTTCAATGTGGTCATACACTGGCCAATCATCATACGTATCATAACCTGATGAATCATAATTCTGTGTATACGACCCATGACCATATAGGGCAATCTGTTCTCCTGTTCTCTTAGATTTCCATGTATTTACTGGTTCAGTACAAAGCTCTTTAACTTCTTTAGTAACTTCTTCAGGTATTTTACTCTTAGGCTCACCTAAAAAGTTTAATTCAGTATTAGCATAACATTCAATAGGATTGAAATATTGTACTCTTAATTTATACTCTTCTTTTAGGTTTACAACAAGAGATACTGTGAAATCCTGAGTCTTAGTCTTTTCAATAGTTGCACTGTCAGTACTACTCCAGAAGGCTCCCATTGTATGATGACTATGCCACCAGACAAAACGAGGACTTTGACCGTCATACTTATGCGAGTATTTTGAATAATATACTGCTAAGGATGCTTCATCAAGAACGCAATTACCCCCTGTAATCTCTTGCTTTAGTATAACAGGGTCTTGTAGGATGAAATCTCCTTCATCATCTGGGAGCATGACTAGCATCCCCCCTATTTCACATTTAAATTCCTCATAAGCTGCTTTAGCATAATTGATTACCTTATTCCAAACTTCCCTGGTAATGAAAAACTTATCTGATGTTACTGTATTGTCTGCCATTCGTTCTCCTTTAGTTATATTGTTGTTTCGGGTGATGTTACTGGTCCTATCTCTAACTCATCTCTTTCACGTAGCCATGTAGATACTGCTCTATCGTCAAGCCAATTATAATCGGCGAGTGGAACACTGATATTACCTTCTACGATTGACTCATAGTAAACAGGTACTACATTTTCACTACTACATTTTATTCTATAAGCTAGCCTTAACTCATGGGTTGCTTGATTGATTAATCCCTGATTCATTTCAAGAGCATCTAAGCGAGAAACATAATATATACGCTCTAAATTACAGTATATATCCTGATAACCATTAATGTCTATTTTCCTAGCAGGTAAGGCTAATAACTTTATTAAGTTACCATAAGCTTGGTGACCATTCCCTAACCCATCTATTTGCCATTCCTCTAAAAACTTTGTAATCCTAAAAGGACCGCTAAATTCATGTCTATCCATATCCATTATACTTCTTTGTATAGCTGTTAATATTTGGCTATACATTGTATCACCTAGTTCAAGGATAATATCAACATGTAATTTTACATTTTCTACATAGTTTAAAAGATTTACAAATACATTGCAAGAGTCTATATTCCAGCAATTCATACATTCATTACCTATAAATTCCTGGGCAACTGTCTTCCTTGCTTCTGCTCTAGACATAATAGGCTGTGGTGAATTATATGGCCTATATAAGTCCTGAGTCAATTTATCTGTAGCTCTCTCACAATGACTTGGAGAGAGAGTCTTATATCTTGAAAGTTTATCTTTATCTTCTTCAGATACATGGAAATAGGTGTCTTGTGGTTGATTAAGTGGAGTAGTACCGCTTAAATTATAAGTTTGCGCCCAAATAGCGACATATCTATATAATTTATCCATATCTCCTTCTTTAAAGGCTTTATTAATAACGCCAATAAAGCCACCCCAGCATATATTACCATTTTGATACCATCCATGGGAAGATACGAATGGATGCCAAATTTCAGGGTAAACAGGAAATAATTCTGCCCAGGCTACTAATCCATATTTCTTACTTGTAGCTACTATTTGATTTAATAAGTCTCCTAATTCATAAGTTAAATAAACTTTTAAAGTCCCAATATTAGTTTTAAACTTATCAAATTCCCCTTGCCTAAAATTAATATTTAGGTCAGGAAAAGTAATTTCCACATTTACATATATGAAATGGTCAATAGACCTTGTTCTATTAGTCTGAAATGTACTAGTTTCATGATTACGTATTACAGTAGCTGGATTACTTAAGCTTATTGTATTATTAGCAGGATAATCTCCAATCCAGGGTGAACCAGGATGCCAAGCTAAAGCATTTGTACCTATTTTTATATCAATAGGTAAATCAACTGTGGTCTTATTTACAGCTCCTATCCAGTTTTTTAAGGCTAATTGATATTTTTCTTTTTCATTAGAAGATAAAGTAAAGCCTTCTCTTCTTAATCGCCTTAGATTATTATCTATACTTTCCAAATCCTCTCTAAGATGACTAACATTATGAGGGTTCCATTGTAATAGCTTACGTAAGTTATTAGCCTTGCCTGACCATGTAGGAAACATTTTATTAATTACCATTTCTTGAAATTTCTTATACGTACCAGGTTTAAAGGATAAGTTTTCAGAAAGTTCAATTTTATGGTCTGTTTGTTCGTTTAATACTGCTAATTTCTCTAATACATTTTGTTTTCTCCCTATTTTATCATAATTAAGGGGTATTGATTCTGCATCAAAGTTAAATCTACTAAATAAAGTATCCATTTCGCTCCTTTGTGTTATGTAGAGGGGGGTAACACTCATCGCTCAGCGATTCTTGGTCATTCCCCCCTAAACATGTTTAACATTAAGTGTAACTAATGGTATATCAGGCATTGCTGATGTTGTTGGTCTTACAGACCCAGACTCACGGCAAGCGGATTACTATAATAGTTAACACTTTTTTATACTCTATAAAATAAGAGTCTTTTTAGCAGTCTCTATTGACCGCCAGTTTTACTACCACCTACATGGGAAACACGGTCTCCTACATCGATGGAAGTGGAATTGGTAGCGATAATGTCGTTGACAGATACCGTACCTGATAAGCTAAGCTCTTCTCTAAGTTCACCCACTGTATCAGCGCCAGTCTCTGCATCTACTGAAGCTGAATGAGTTCCTTCTACAAAAAGCTTTATTAGTTTATTAGCCATCTAATAAACCTCCTTTTTAGTGTGTTAAGTTTCGTGGATATATTATGTTGAAGCTAAGCATACATATAGAGCCACACCGGTTTTATTTAGCCCTACAAACGGGGCTCGCGCGTCTTTTTTGACTGACCTGTATTTTGCTTCAAATGGTCAATCAATTCTTCTGGATTTTTAATAGGAGCACTTGAATTCATTAAGAACCTCTTCACAGCTAAAGCTGTTGTAGGCTTAGCAATTTCACCACTCCAAGCATTGATGACACTGAAATCTTCTGTACCCAATTTCATTAAACAGAATTCTTCAGCTTGCTCTGTATCATCAAAGTGTTTTAATGCCTCATCATTACCCTCTTTCCAGGCTACGACCCATCGTGGGTCATGTTGGTTTAATGGCATCTTCCATATGTTTTTTAAGTCTGAGTCCTGCTTTTGCAGTGCTTAATAATCGATATCTTTTATCTGCAAGCATACGCAATCGTTTAATAGTGACATTTATCAATTTATCTGTCACCACTACATCAAACTCTGTTTTATTACCAATACCTATCTTCTTAAACTTCTGAAGCTGTTCCTGGTAAAAACGAACAACTTGTTGTAGTCTACCTGTTACCATATTTTAAACCCTCCATATTCTATGTTTTTGATTGTCTACTGACTGCATCTGATACTTAAAAGGATTATCTCTATATCTATCATAGTATTTTGATTTATATGTCCGATATCGATGTAAGCGAAATTCAATACATCTTAACCAAGCTTTTACAGTTCCTGCTGTTCTATTTTCTACAAGAATAGACTCTCCTACTTCCATTACCAAAAGTGTATCTATACATTGCCGTTTATAACATTGTGGCGTATAAATGATTGGTGGAATCTCTATATCGTTCTCTATCTTTACATTTTCCATTACCATATTTCAAATCCTCCACTATGTTTGCAAAAGTCAGCAAACGCTTGAAAGTTATTTACACTCATGGGGTAATTAAAGGCAAATTTAGCTTTAGCACTATCACAGTTAGATTCTATTAGAACTTTCCTATCTGTTTCATACTTCATGCACATCTTTTTAATTGACCCATCTTCTATTTCATTATTAAGTTTAGTTGCTATTCTTTTAGCTTTTTCTTTACAAATAATGTGTCCACTATTTTCATGACCCATAGTATTATCTGTAGCAGTCAATGTATCTTTATACTTCTCACAGACATAATCCCACATAGGTCTCCACCACCATACATTATTACGAAAGTAATCACCATCAACTGCAGCACGGTATGCTGTCATTTGCTCGAAATATGCCTCTAAATCCTCAGCAGTATGATTATCCGGGTCCATAGTCGGTTTCTGTACTTTAAGAGGGTTATCAGGGCTTAGTCCCATTAAGTCAAATCCCATAATTACTCCTTTTTAATATGAAAATAAGTCTAATATCCACCTTAGGAATAAAACTGTTGCTACTCCTGTGCCTAGATAGAATAGAATAAATATTATAATTCTTTCCCATTTCTCCATCATTTCTCCTATTTAGTTAAAAAAGTGGGGGCGAACTCTTAGCTCACCCCCTGCTTATCGTTTTTCTCCTCTTCCACCAAGACAGGGACGTAACATATTCTTTATCCGCCCTTAGGATGGATAATATATCCCTGCATCATCCCATGATGAAACCTCACTCCTTTAAAACTCCTTCAATCTCAATATTAGTTGCATACCAATTACCTCTCCATCTAAACTGATGTCCATCACCAGCCCAAACATGTGCTCTATTAAATGCTTCTTTAAAAGTCATACCATAAGGCATGAAGAGATTGAAAGTCTTATCAGTTTGCCTGACTAAGAAATTATCCACTTCTATAATAGATGTTTCTAAATATGTACCAGGAGCTTTTATGTCCCCAATAAGTGGACATTCTGGGCATTTCGTATCATCAAATACCCATAACAATAGTGCTACCATACAAGTGCATATGATAGCCCATTTTGTCCAATATATGTATGTTCCCATCGTTTATTCCTTTCGTTTTATAGACCTAAGCGGTCCATGAAGAGATAGACAAATATTGCTATCCCAGTTGATAATATTATATTCATAGCGTATACTGCAATAAAAGGTGCTGGTTCACGCTCTTGTGTACTGAATAACCATTTATACATCGTTTTTCTCCTCAATTGATATGAAGTTTAACTGCATCATAATTTGAGATTGCTCAAAATCAGGAGCAGCCATGCCATCATTTACTGCCCAATCAATAGCATCTAAAATATATTGAGCTTGTTTAGGTGTAATCTTCATCGTTTTCTCCTTTTCGATTAGTTAAATTAAAGAGAGAGTCGTCAATATCCGAAATTGAAATAGTTCTACCACTATATTGATGTTTCAATAGCAGTACACTTGTTACCGGCTTGACCCTTCCGCTACTCTCTCTTTTAGTTGCGGGGATGGGAATCGAACCCACTACCTCTGGGATATGAGCCCAGTATGCAACCTTTACAATTCCCCGCTATAGTAGACCAAACTATTAATTTGCTATCCAGGCTTCAGATTTCTAGCGCTCCATCATGCTTGGCTATGGCTAGTATTACAATCTTTATATGCGTAGCAACCCTGGCTTCGGTGAACGAGACGAGCTAATCTTGCCTCCCTTTTGGTGACCCCACCTAACATCAAATTAAATTAGTAATATTAGCATTACTTGTTTGGTCAAATTATTGCTAGCCCCTGTACAGAGTTCTGTGATACATACATATCTACAGGCTATCAGGAGTCTGAATCCCAATGAGCTAGCAAGTATAAGCTTACTGATTAATATAATGACTAACCCTATTATCTGATATCTTATACCAGATAGCATAGAGTTGATTTTTTAAAAGCTTATTAGCTTTATGATGTTTCCAGCCTCTGTCTTTTACAAGCCAGTTAACTAGTTCATATTTATGCTCATAAGGGCAATATTTGATTCGCATTTGATACCTCGTTTTGATGATTAAGAGAAGATGATACTTTGAATGTTTTCACACTGCAGTGCTTATACATTCATCCTCTCATCTATGAGATAGTATCGAGGATTATAACTTAGGGATGCGTACACCTGGTTGCCATCTAAGGCACAAGTTATGACCAACAGATTTACAGGATATGATTACCCCTGCAGGTCTATGTATTAAGCAGTTTACCGCGCATAGTAGCTATTAACTACATCATTGCTAACGTGGGACTAACCCTTCCTCTAACTTACTTAGGAGGCACGAGATAAACTGCGCAATACTGTACCTTACACCAGTATCATTCAACTGTTTGAGTACTATTATTAACGCAGTTTAACTACTAAATTTTAACACTCTCCAACAGCTTATACGCGTTTATACTGTTGATAAGCCTACTCCGTCGAGTATGAGTGTTATTGGCTGATGTCTGACATCTGGCATCTTGGATTTGCGTCGATAGCTATTGAGCTACCTTTCGTCAATGCTCGAATTTCTTACTAAGCACAGTTATCTACCTGTGTAGTAAAAAAGGGGGATAACGCGCCCCCTTTCTTCCTGCTAAGGCAAGATGTCGTCCAATTGTTGGTCGGTCAGGGCACTTTCTGGCCCGAACCATACCATTGGGTCGACAGCGTCGCCGTTATGGAAGCCTGGCGTTGCTTTGTAGAGAACCGTCCATCCTACAGATACTGCGAGTGCTTTAGCCTCCTGCAGACTGAAGGTTGACGGATTGAATACAATAACGCCTGTCTTTGCACGTTTCACCGTGCCAAGTGATTTGATAAATTCCTTTAATGACATAAAGGTCTCCTTTCTGTTTATTATGGATTGATTAAATGCTTGAATAGGACTGTCAAGTCCAACAGGGGAAATCGAGAAACCCCGAAGCCCCGGCGTGTGCCGGAGCGTAGCGTAGGCTTATGGGTTGATGGGGTCGGACGCGCAGCGTCTTGTCAATCTTCTGTGAGCCTGCGAACGAAAAGTGACCCCCATGACCCGTAAAACGCAAGGGTGTAGGGGAGTGTGTATCATGAACACCCATTCTACGGCAATTTTTTCA